TATCTATGTGTGTATTCGTGACCTAGTTTTTTAAATAAATTATATAACCATTGATAATGTAATTTGTTTTCTCTAACCCATACTGCTGACGGATGATTGTAATGACATGCTTTATAAACCACTTTTTCTTTGTTTGGATTTTCTAATCTGTATCGTTTTATCTTTCTGCCATTTTTAGAATAATCTGTCCACTCAATACCATCTAGCATTCTATGAGCTGTGGATAATAATTGAGCATATTCAACAATCATTTTTACTACATGTTTATCAACATGTTCTTTTGCAGCCTGTTCTGGGTCTCTATGTAGAAAAAAGATATTCATTAATCACACTCCTTATTCTTGTAGTTATCTGGTTGTATTGAACATTTATATTCTTTGTCTGCTTGTCTTCTCATTTCTGCTGAAATACCATCAAGTATTGCAGGCATACTTTTAAATATCTCATGTGTTATATTAATTGTTAATTGATGTATAAGTCTAGCAGTTTCATCTTTAACAACCTCACCTGTTTCGTGAGCTTTTACACCATAAGTGAAAAACAAAGCCCAACACAATAAACATGCAAATACTAATTTTTTCATATTAACCATCATACCTTTCCATTTGTTTCATTAACTCTCTTAATTTATTTTCCCAAATATATTTCATATCTTCAGGACATTTAGGTAAAAAGTTTTTAATTGCGTCAACTCTTTTCCAAAATAAATGTATGTCATCATTAAAGGTCATAAACACCTTCTATGTTATATTTGATTAATTGTTTTATTAATTTTGTATATGTTGGTTTAGAAGCATACAATGTTAAGTGGTCAGCCATTTCATAAACATTACCACCATTGTCTCTAACTTTTCTTAATTCTTCATATGCCCATACTTCATTTATAATTCTTACATAGTCTCTTACACTATCACACTTGGTTTCATATACTTTTACACCCCAACCAATCCATTTGTTTTGGTCCCATGTAATTGGTAGTAACCATTCATCATCTTTATTGAAAGTACGAATACCAAATAGATTATTACCTTCGTTGGCAAATCTACTTACACCCCAACCAGTCTCTAGGGCTGCTTGTGCGATAATTAAAGTTTTAGGTATTTGTTTTTCTGTTGGCACATCTTGATAGATGTGGTCAATACATTGTGATAAAGACATTACAAATTCATCTTTACCATTTGTTGTATCTACAACAGGTGTGTATTTGATTGGTTCTATCTTTACGATAGGTGCTGGTGTGCTGTCAGTATGACCATCATAAAAATCTGCACAACCATCGTCCGTACAATTATTCATTTGTTCATTGGCAATTGCAAAAGCAATCAAACCAAAGATAATGAAAGTTATTGAAAATAATCTCATCATAGACCCCTATTATTTATTTGAATAGAGGAAGTCTTCAATTTCAGACCATGCCTCGTCTTCGTTATCATGCCAAGAGAAACCTACAAAAGACCAATCTACTTGTAGTGTTTTAGCATATTCTAAAACTTTTGAAACGGGTTCGCCAGATTTAACTTTAGCGATAAGTTCGTCTAAGGCTTTTTCTGCCTCGTCCCATAACCATTGTTTTGTTTTACTCATAATATAACCTTTCTTTGTTCATTTATAGTAATACTATACATGGTTTTAGGGTAATTGTCAAGGGTTAATTCAATAAAAAAACCCCTATATTTCAAGGGGTTATTTAAAAAAATAGGGGGGTGCGACATTCTGACGCAAGAGTTTTATGCGTTTTTTCGCATAAAATCGTCATTCCAATCAAAAGCCTCTTTGATTAGATTTGCTGTCAATCCCTTATAGTGTTTATTTAATTCGTTATCTTTTGCCCATACTAATAGTTTTGCTTCTTCTTCACTCAAACCTTCTAACATCTGTATGAACATATTATCTCTTTTCATTTGTGATAATTGTGGATTACCACCTTTTAAGAAATGAAACATTCTTTTAACTTCTTGTTTTAACCAAGTATGTTCTGTGCCTACTGGTGCCTCGTTTGGTGTGTATGGTGGCGAACCTTCTGGTAATAACCATTCAAGTTTTTCATCAAATGCACCTTTCAAAAACATTCTTAATTCATTAGTATCGTATTTTTTTAATACTTCTAATTTTTTTGGTTTGTCTTTTGCATTATTAACCTTAGTAAGTATTTCATGAAACGATAAATTATATGTTGCGTCATTTACTGCCATTTTAAAACTCCTCTATTTTTCCTATTAATTCTTTCAAATCATTTTTAATCATGTAAGGTAATATTTTACTGCGACTTGATACAGTTACCTTTTCATACTCTTTATATATATCAGTTTCAATATCGTCTGGTATATAATCGAAATCTATAAGTCTTTGGTTTCTTTGATAATTACGATAATGATACTCATTACAAAAATCTTGTGGATCATTACCACGCATTAAACTATCAATCCACCCTGCCAGTTTTTTCTTGGCCACAGGTTTTTGTTTTATTTTATTTACGAAAGTGTCATCTGGTGATAGAAAATTTGGTATACCATCAGATGTATCACCTCGTAGTATATGTTCGTAAATATATTCTTGTGGACTATCTGTTTCTAAAAATTTTTTCTGTGTTGGTGAGTATTGATGTATGTTTGGATATTTTTGCAATTGTTGAAAATCTTTGTCACCTGATATTATCAATATTTTTTCTTCATGATTTTTTTTACATATTACAGCAATAATATCATCTGCCTCTACTTTATCTAATTGAACAACCTTGTAAGGAAAGTTATCTCGTATTTCTTCTTTGATAGTATGAATTAAACCAAAGACACTTTCCCAATCTTTGTCATCATTATTTCTACCTTCTCTACGTTTTGCTTTGTATTGTTCGAATATGTCTCTACGCCAAGGATCTGGACCATCTACACATATTACCACTTGACCTGGATAATCATTTCTAAATCTATGTACATAACCTCTAATAGAATTAAGTATCATATGTCTGACCATAGGTATAGATAAAATATTTTTATCCTTACTCATGGCAAGTTGTACAGCAATGTTAGAAATTGCTACTTGTGAATAATCAATCAGAATCATTAAAATCAATATCACTTTCAAATTCTACAACATTGTCTGGCTCAGGTTCTGGAACCTTTACAATCTTTGTGCCAGAATAATTTACTACGGAATACTTCCGTCCTTTTAGTTTTTCAACATACATCATTTTATCTGTTACATTATGAAAAGGATGGTTTAAATCAAATTCACGATATATCAAAGCACGTAAGGCCTCTAAAAATATACCTACATCTAAAAACGTTTTAGTGCCACTTGCTTTTCCTATGTTTAGACCATCTTGTTGCATTGCAGCTACCATTTGTATTACAAGATCATCTGCTAAGGAATCAGCAAACTTTTTTGTTTGATGATCTGCAATAGATTCCTTGGATGTTGTTTTATCAACAGGAACCTCTTTACCATCTGGAAAAGATAAAACTTTACCTGTCATTGTGCGTCACTAAAATTTATTTTACCTTCATTAATAAAATGTTCTCTTAAATCTGTGTACCCACCTATGAGTTTATCATCTTTCATTATTTGTGGCATTGAACGTACTTGTTTGCCTATCATTTCAAACATCTGGTCAATAGTGACAGTATATTCACTATCACTACCAGACATATTTGTAGATAGTTTATATTCCTCATAAGGAATATTCAATTTGCTCAACAATGCCTTTGCTTTATCACAATAAACACAAGCAGGCTTTGAAAAGACTTTATACATCTATATTTTCTCCTCATTCACTTTTGGTACAGGAATTGCTGTTAACTCATCTTCATAATCCTGTATAGCGTTTTCTATTTTATCTTTACTATTTATACTATGTTGTAAAGCTATTTCTTGTTGTATCATATCATACAATTTATTTGCTTCACCCATAGGTAGTTTAAGACCTACATAAACCCTATATTCACCCATAGGAGTAATAGTGACATTGATTTTCCAGTTTTCATAACCTTGAACCTTGGTCTCTTTTATCTTATTGATGATAGTAATTTCTGTTTGAGAAATTGCGGTTTTGTTACCTGTGCCTATCTCAACGTTTCCAGTTTCAGTTCTATACAAAGATGATTTTTCATTCATTTCACCATGCATAATATCAGCGATTTCTGCTTTTGCAATGAGTTTTGCTTTCTCTTTTGCTAACTGCAAATCAGGACTTGTTGATGTTCCTGCACCATAGATATAGTTTTTATCCTTTTTCTTATTAGGATATTCTAGATACCATGTAGGAACGACCTCTGTTAAGTTTTCACCGTTAGATTTTTCTTCTTTTATTTTTGTCATACCACTACAAGATACAACAAAGAGTGCCAATAATGACATTAGTATTATATTTTTCATGATTTATTCACCACCTCTCTTATTAGTTCAATTGTTATATACCAAATGTCATAAGCAACATCTGGTCCATAGATTACTACTACAGCATAACCTATGATTATACCCATAATAAATTTAAACATTAGTACCTCCAAGTACCGTCTGGGTTTAAACAGACTTTTTTAGGTATTAATTTACCTTTCACATATCGGCAATATTCTTGTTCAGATACTCCCGCATAATAAAATTCAGCAAATAGTTCCCAATAAGTAGGACCTACATTGCCGTCTCTACACACCATCTTTGTCTCTAATAAAATTTCTTTGTCTGGTGTGTAAATCTTTTGTATAACACAATTACTTTCAGTTGATTTACCATACGCTGTATTTGTAACAGAATAAATGCACATAATAACAATCATGGTAACAAAAATAATTGTCATGTAAATTAACTTCATAATACTCTCTCAATCACTTGCCATCTACCATCAGGTAATTGACATGCCTTTCCAAATTCTGTGCTTCTATCTAAACTACCTATTCCGTTCATAGGCCATCCGTCTTGTATTGATACCGTTGATGTATAGTCAACACATTTAAAATTGTTTTCTATATATGATCTAGTAATTTTAATGTCGCCATGGTTACCTGTACTAGAATTATGCCATAGTAAATAACTTGATTTACCTGACGGCATATTATTTAAGTGATCCACAAACATTTGACTATGTGTTGTTCTATCACTCATTGAGCCACAGCCAATTAGTAAAAACAATAATGATAAGTTAAATAAGTGCTTCAAGTTCTTCATGTGTTAATGGTTTATCGTCCATAGTAGTTACTTCTTCGGTGCCACCATCAGACAATATGTTCTCGTCTTTTTCTTTTTTAATTTTGTAAGTAGGCCAAGACTTTGTACCTTCGTGACATTGTGCAAGGTTTTCCCATTTAATGTCATATGGTAAATTAAGTTGTTCCATCTCTCTTAAAAATTTTGCTTTCTCTTTACCAGTTTTGTAAGAGTTTAATTCTTTAGTTATATCTTCAATAGATAAACTATTTTCTAGTATTGTTTGTTTTCTTGTTTTCTTTGCCATAATGTATTATCTCCCTATGTCTTTTATATTTGATTTAGTAATTACTTGATATGCACCTTTATTGTAAGCAGGTGCAACAGTAAACTTTTGACTTTCTTCTAGTCTAAAATTAGATACTGGTTTTGTGCCACCATTACCCATTCTTGGTTTTCTCTCTACAACACTATTTCTCTCTTTTGTTGTTGATTGATATTCTTTCGTTACCCACCAGTCAGGAATGACACGAAAATTTTTTTTACTAATCTTTCTGTCTGGATCAATACCTAAAGATTTAAGATACTTTCTTTGTTCTAACTTTGCCTTAATCAGACTATCTGTTTGAGGTAATCTGTTTCTTTTTTTCTTCTTAAATGATGTATAAATTATTGCCATTGTAAGTATTCTATCAGGAATTGACTTGATTGTCAAGGGTTAATTTTTGTTGATTTTCTCGTCTTTTATATTCTGCCACAATCATTTCTTGTGTCCAGTCTTTACCATACCATGTATAGTTCTTATCATAATCATGTATTAACATGAAATTAGATTTTTGACCATAGTCCATAAAGTAATCTTCTTCTTCAGGTATCAAACCAGAAGGACCACTATAACTACTACGATATACTTGTTTGTAAGTTTTGAAGTATTGGTCGTCATCTACAATAGAGATTTCAGTATGAAAACATCTATCAGAAATACCTTGTTCTTGTTGATAATCAAAATACTTTGTATCACACTCTTTTAATAATTCTGGATCTTTCTGCATTTCTAAAAATTTAGATAATTCAGAATATGGAATATTTCTATAAAGAGTATAGTTACTCTCAAAGTGATTGCCACTATCGTATTCAGTATTTGATCTAGTATAAATTAAATGAAACATTATCTGCCACCTAACACATGAAGAACATACCACCAAGTATATTCTTTTGAGTTCTCAACACCAAATAACCATAGGATGTCGATAAACCCTAAACCCATAATTGTCATAAGACTTAATACAAAGTATTCTGATTTTGTCATAATGTAATCTCCTATCTTTCGTAAATTGCAAATGTTGTAGCATAATTCATATGCATATAAGAGGGGTCTCGTCTATAATTAAATGATGACGGTCCTCTATATCTGTATCTAATGTTCATAGCATTTTTATGATTAGATATTTCTTTAAAATATTTTAAGTATTTCATTGGTATATTTTTTGCAAGAGCACTCTCACTCGTAGGTGCAAGATATTTAAGTAATAATGGGTTAACTATTCTATCAAAGATTTTTCTTCGTCTGTTTCTCATAATGTAGCCTTTCGTTTTCATAATATAGATATACACTACACGGAAAAAGGTCTAAAGTCAAGGATAAAACCAAAAAAAATTAAAGAAAAAATTGTTATTTATCAGGGATTTAAGGGGTGCGACAATCTGCACACCCCTATGTTCTTGTTTTGTTCTAATTATTGTGAGTAAGTTTCTAGGTTTTCAACTGTTGATTTCATTTGTTCAGTAGTGGCCTCATCTAGTGGTACTAGACCTGCCTCTGCCAGATAACCCTCAACTGCTTCCTCAGAAATAAATTC